AAATGGGAAAAAACAATAGGCTACCCCCTAATGAAACCCGAACTAAAGAACCTCGCTAAAAGACTTATGAGAGACAGACTACTTTACTTGGGTGGAGACTTTGACCTATGAATAAAGAACAACTAAAACAACTTATCAAAGAAGAACTACAAACAGTCCTCAATGAAGACGGACACACCGATGTTGCCAGCGCACGTCGTCAACTCGCATTGGCTATTGAAGACAGCAAGCAAATGCTCGCCGCCCTTGCCAATCTACCCGGCGAAGGAGACCTTCCTTCTTGGTGGATGAAAAAGGTAACACTATCTTCAGCATACTTAAATGGTGCAAGAGATTACTTGCTTACAATGAACGAGGCTAAAGATACCAAAGAGGATTTTGAGCCTCATATGATGTATGACCCAGAAACTGGCGCAGGCATCAAAGCCAAAACTTACGAGGACCACATTGAACTCGCTAAAAAAGGTTATGTACACGACAATCCACTCAAAGAAGAGATGGAAATCCGCTCAATGGATGCAGGCGACCAAAGAAGAAAGTGCGCCCGATTAAAGAAATCACACGAGAGAGCAATGGCTGATGCCTACACAGACCCACGAGGTTATGGTGAAATCGAGGTGAAAACCATTGAAAGAATGGCAGCAAAGTTTGATTGTGAATGGTTGAGGTAACTATGAAGAAAGCAGATTTAAAAAAACTTATCAAGCCAATTATTAAAGAATGTATGCACGAAGTCATTATTGAAAGCGGCGTACTTTCTAACATTGTATCTGAAGTGGCAAAAGGAATGGGCAACATGATTGTTGAGGCAAAAGAGCCTGAGCAAGCCCCGCTTCAAGAAGCCCCACAGAGAAACGTAAATCAAGAAGCCATTGATTTGCAAAAAAAGAGATTGCAGGAAGGAAGGGAAAAACTTGCATCCTCTATTGGGAACGACGCATACAAACATGTGTTTGAGGGAATGGAACCAATGGCAGAACAAAAAGGCGCAACAGCACAAGCAACCGCCCTATCAGATGTTCCAGCCGGTGACAAAGGTGTAGATATTAGTGGCATCATGGCAGTCGGCGGTAAACACTGGAAAACCCTAGCCCACACTAAAAAGAGGTAACATGGCACACGTTAAAGTTGAAGCACGTCGTGGCGAACCAACAGAAAAATTAATTAATAGATTTTCAAGAAAAGTAAAAAAATCTGGTCTAATAGAGGAGTTGAGAAATAGAAGATTTTATGTAAAACCCTCTGTAACCAGAAGACTTAAAAAACTCCGAAGAAAAAGAATAGCCCGAAAACTGAACGATAAAAAGCAAAAAGGGTAGTGTGTAGCGTTTTACTACGGTGCCTACTATTTATAGGGACTATTTTTGCTTAGGAGAGATAAGAATGTCATCATTATTTGAAAAAGCCATCGCTGATGCGAAAGAATTAAAGGAAACTGCTCTTAAAAACGCGGAACAACTCATTATTGAGAAGTATTCCACGGAACTAAAGGAGGCTGTCGAAAATCTTCTTGAGCAAGACGACGAAGAAGAATCCATGGAAATGGATATGGAAATGTCTGACGAGCCTACCGGAGATGACAAACTTATGGACCAAGTTCCAGACGCCGCCACAGCAATCTTGGCAGGCGAGATGGATGACGATGAAGAAATAGAAATTGATTTTGATGAACTCCGCGCCGCAATGGATGCAGAGATGGACCCATCAACTCCTGAAGATATGATCGACAGGGAAGAAGAAATGGTCGAGCCAGAAATGGAAAAAGAAGCCGAACCAATGATGGAAGAGCCACTTGAGGAAGACTTAGACGAAGCCCTTGAAAACCTCACTGAAGACGATTTGAACTCATTGTTAGAGGAAGTGGACGTTAACATTTACTCAATGCACCCCAACAATGGCGTTCCCGGTTCAACTGCTGGCGACCGTGCTGAAAATGCCGAACTCGTTGCCATCGCTGCCGCTCTCGACGAAGAGCAGGAAAAAACCAAGGAATTGGAAGAACAAAACGCAATGCTTAACGAGACAGTTCAAAAGAACAACGAAACCCTCGCCAAAGCAAAACAAATTATCCAAGAGATGAAAAACAAAATGAATGACATTAATCTCTTGAACGCTAGATTGTTTTACACAAACAAAATTCTAGAAAGCAAAGAACTTAATACTCGTCAAAAAGATAGAATTGTCGAGTCCTTGGCTAACGCCAAAACAATTGAGGAAACAAAACTGGTTTATCAGACACTAAAAGAATCAGTGGGTAGCACCAAAGAAACAGCGCCAAAATCATTGGTTGAAACTGTAAACAGAACACGTTCCCTCGTTCTCTCCGCTCAGAAAAGAGAGGAGAAAAAAGAGGCTTCTCCAATGTATGAAAATTGGAAAAAGCTCGCAGGAATAAAAAAATAACCAAAGGAGGTAAAACAACTATGTCTGCATTAGAAAAATTAACAGAAGGCATCGTTGCTCGCGATCTTGGTCAAGAAGGTGCTGCTCTCATTACTAAGTGGGAAAGCACAGGTCTCTTGGAAGGTCTCGATAATGATGTTACTAAAAACAACATGGCTCGTCTCTTAGAGAACCAAGCCAAAGAGCTTCTTCGTGAAGCATCAACCATGGCTGGTGGCAATGTCGAGGGATTTTCATCCGTCGCATTCCCAATCGTCCGTCGTGTTTTCGGTGAGTTGATCGCCAACGAACTCGTTTCAGTTCAACCAATGAGCTTGCCATCAGGTCTCATCTTCTTCTTGGACTTCGCGTTCCAATCAACTAAGTTGGGCAACACTGGTGGAGAGTCAGTCTACGGTGGCAACAAGCTTGCTTCCGGTATCACTGGTTCATTAAATCTCAGTGGCGATCCCGCCGTCGGGCAGGGCGCTGAAGAGGGACCATACTCCCTTAACAACGGCTACGCCTCACCAACTGGTTCCGTAACTGGTCTCACCATCTCCGCAGTTGCTTCTGGTAACTACGGCGCTGGCATCAGCACATCAACGATCGATTCAAATGACGCCACTGGTATCGACGGCGCTGGTCTAGACAAACTCCTTCGCTTTGACCCTGACATCGCTTCAGGTACAAACGTTGTTGTTTGCTCCGTCCCAGTGGCTACCCTCGCCAGTAAAGACGTTGACATGGACAACTTGGTTGCAATTAGCTCAGGCGGTCTTAGCAACGAAACACTCGTTCGTCGTCTAACTCGTATTGATCCAGATAATCAAAACCGAGTTCTCTTGGTCGCCATCCCCACGGCTAGTAAAACTGGTCGTACACCTGCTCAGTTGTCTACTGCTCTAACTGCCGCTTCAGCACTCGATGCTCCTCTCAAGGACAACTTTGATGCAGCCAGCGCAGTTGGTGGTGTTAAGGGTGCTTCCGAGTGGGCACTAGAGGCTAACACTGCAATCCCAGAGATTGACATTAAGGTTGACAGCGTTGCTGTTACTGCTCAGACCAAAAAGCTCAAGGCTAAGTGGTCACCAGAGTTGGGTCAAGACCTTAACGCTTACCACAACCTCGACGCAGAGGTTGAGTTGACGAGCATTCTCTCAGAGCAAATCGCTCTAGAGATCGATCAGGAAATCTTGAACGACCTCGTTAACGGTGCTTCCAAGAACGCAGTGCGTTACTGGAGCCGTTCCGCTGGTAAGTTTGTAAATCGTACCACAGGTGCAGAAATCGGTGCTTCCGGCACGCCAGATTTCACAGGTACGGTTAGCGAGTGGTACGAGACTCTTATCGAGACCATCAACGATGTGTCCGCTGAGATTCACCGTCGCACTGTTCGCGGTGGCGCAAACTTCATCGTTTGCTCACCAGAAGTTGCTAACATTCTAGAGTTCACCGCTGGCTTCCGCGCTAACGTTACCGTTGACGCCAATGGCACAGCCGGTGCTGTAAATGTTGGTAGCATCTCCAAGAAGTTTGACGTTTACGTCGATCCTTACTTCCCACGCAACGTAATTCTCGTTGGTCGCAAGGGTAACAGCTTCCTAGAGAGCGGCTACGTCTACGCTCCCTACGTTCCACTACAGGTCACTCCTACCATCTTTGGTACGGAAGACTTTGTGCCACGCAAGGGTGTTATGACTAGGTACGCTAAACAGATGGTACGTGGTAGCATGTACGGTCTGGTTATCTGCCAAGACATTGTATAGTCTTAGCCTTTAATTAAAAGTTGCCCCTCGTCTGCTTCGGTAGGCGGGGGGTTTCTCTTTGGGGAAACTATTTAGAGAAGAGGAAATCGAAAAATGCCTGTACCACAATTAAGTCCCGCTTCTACCACAAGCACTTCAATATTAACAGCCACTGGATCAACAGGAGATGTCGCCGCAGCACTGCCATTTACAGTATACAGCGACAGCGCACCATTTATTAGTGGCGCAGCAGATCAAGTTGCCTATGTTTATAAAAAATTAGGTGGGGATGTTCTCGATATCGAAATAAAAACAGGCAATGTTTACGCAGCATATCAAGAGGCAGTATTGGAATATTCTTACATTGTTAACTCGCATCAGGCTAAAAATGTTCTTTCTGACATGCTTGGTGCAACCACGGCTTCGTTTGACGAAGATGGAGAAATTTCAAGTGGAGCAACAGATGCATCGAGAGACTTTCCAAACTTTGGTTTTGCTTACGCTCGTCGTGTGGCAGAGGGAATTTCCTCTGAGGCTGGTGTTGGTGGAACACTAACCGAATATTCAGCCAGTTTTAAACTAGAGCCAAATAAACAAAAATATGATTTACAAGATGTGGTGCAAACCTCAAGTTCAATTGCCACATCAGACTTTTTTAACAAGGTCAACAATAAAAAAGTTTTAATTCGCAATGTTTATTACAAAAGTAATAATGCAATGTGGAGATTCTTTAGTTACTACGGTGGGCTTAACGTCGTAGGCAATCTTTCAACCTATGGGCAATATGCCGACGATAGCACATATGAAGTTATTCCAACTTGGCAGAACCGCTTACAGGCTATGGCTTTTGAAGACCATGCGACCGTTCGTTTTTCACATTATTCTTATGAACTACAAAACAACTTCTTAAAAGTTTATCCACCCCCCGGCAACACTGTTTTTGCTGATGACATTATTTGGTTTACGTTCACCATCGATGAAGACGCCAATACTGTAGACTCAACTCGTCTGCGCGGAGTGAAGGGTGTAAATAATATGAATACACTGCCCTTTGCAAACATCCCCTACGATAACATCAACTCTGTTGGTAAACAGTGGATTCGCCGCTACGGTTTGGCTTTGTCAAAAGAGATTTTGGGGCAGGTTCGTTCCAAGTTTGGTTCGATTCCAATCCCCAACGAGTCTGTGACTTTAAACGGTCCAGACCTTATCAGCCAAGCAAGAGAAGAACAACAAAATCTAAAAACAGAATTAAAAGAACTTCTCGACCAACTAACTTACCAAGCCCTTTCAGAAGGAGATGCAGCGATTGTTGAGAACAGTGCAAAGCTATTGCAGAATGTTCCAAACGCAATCTATGTAGGATAACTAAATGGCTAAATTTACACGTCCAGACGCTCCACCTCCCCCTCTATTCGTAGGAAAGAAAGAAAGGGATCTAGTACGTCAGGTAAATACAGAATTAATTGAAAACGTCGTAGGGCAAGTCGTTGCTTATTATGCAATTGACATTGATAGTTCAAATTTTCACCCAATTTATGGCGAGAGCAAAGAAAAGAACTTTCTTCCACCCGTTAGGGTATACGCCAGAGTGGAAACAGAAGCCTCTGATATTCTACAAACTAAAGCGGGCGTTGATAAAATACAAAGAATTAATGTTTATTTTCACAGAAAACGTTTGACCGAGGATCAAAATCTAATTGTTAGAATTGGGGATTTTGTTCACTATGACGGCGACTACTATGAAATTGTAGAAACTCGTGGCTCAAAACGATTGTTTGGTCAAGACGGACAGAAATACGAAGTAAATGCAACATGCATTAAGGCAAGAGAGAATTTATTTAATGGCTAATGAAAGAGTAAGCGAACAGGTATTTGTTGAATCTTCCATAGAGACTATGGATACTGCCCTTTTTAACTTTATTAAAAATGATTTAAGATTGTACACCGTAAGAAGTGGTGAACAAGAAAAGGTGCCTATTTTGTGGTCTTCTGCCGAGAGGGCATATCAAATAAAGAAAACAAAAGAATTAAGAGATGACAGTGAGACTTTAATTTATCCTTTGTTGACCGTATACAGAGAATCAATAGAAAGGGACAACGAGGGATTTCCGTTCACTCCCGGTTCAAACAACTTCCCGATTGCCAGAAGAATATTACCAGTTGAAACACAAAAATTCGCAAACGCAGCCGCAAGAAAAAAATTTGGGGTATCCAACAGGGTATTTGACAACAAGAAAGTTGTATACGAAACATTGTTTTCTAACAATGTGATATCAGTCATGGCGTCATACGGAATTACAGTTAAAACAAGTTACCTCACAGACATGAACCAAATTTTAAATGGCTTCATCACAGCGAACAACTACCGGGGTGTAAAACTTGAAAATGAAGGTCATACTTATTATGCCACTATACCAGACCAGTTTTCTTTTGACAAGGTGTCAGAAAACCTTGATGCGGACGAAAGATTTTTTGAGACATCGTTCGTAATAGAAGTAAGGGGCGCGTTATTCCCTAGAATCGAGAATCTTGATGACGCGGTTATTAAATCGTCTCAAAATGCAGTCAATATTAAATTTAATAAAGAAAGGACAATAGTCGGTGCCACTCCCCAAATCAGAGGCGGTGCTAAATCATTTGTTGAGGAGTGATTTACTTTTCAAGCAAATAAGCACTATTTATAGAGACAAATTAGGAGTGAACAAAATATGTCAGTAAAAAAGTTTAAATTTGTATCTCCCGGCGTTTTCATCAATGAAATCGATAATTCACAATTACCGTCAGAGCCAGCCGCCGAAGGACCAACAATTATTGGTCGTTCTCTAAGAGGACCGGCATTGCGCCCTGTACAGGTAGACTCGTTTGAAGAGTTTGTGGATGTTTTCGGACCACCAATCGCCGGTACAGAGAACGTAGATGCATTTAGAAATCCCGCCTTTGGTTGTGCGACATATGGCACCTATGCAGCGCAAGCATGGTTAAGAAATAGTTCAACTATTAATTTTGTTCGCCTAATTGGTAAAGAGCATCCTAACAAGTCATCTGGTGGCGAAGCAGGTTGGAAATTAGCCGACTTCAGCAACACTGGCGGCGGAGCATACGGTCTATTCGTATTTAATTCTGCTTCCGCTGGTAACCACACAGGCACTTTGGGTGCAATCATTTACTGCGATGCTGACACGCATGTTCAGACTAGTGGTACCGTTCCCAACGCTGTTGCCGTAACAGGCTCAGGGCAGTTGATGCAAACAACAAACAACGAAATTACTCTTCGTATTGTGCGTGGTGGTGGAACACTAGAGACAGCAGTAAACTTCGACAGAACTTCTAGAAAGTACATTCGTTCGGTATTGAACACCAACCCAACAAGAACCACGACGGCTATTACGCCAACAGCCAATCAAGAAGAATACTTCTTAGGTGAGACGTTCGATAGAGCGATTACCGAAGACCTTGGCGGTGCTGGTAACATTGCATTTGCAATGGCTGTGCCACTCGACAATGGTACTGTTGACGGCGCTGACTTTCAAAGAACATTTGTTAATGCCGAAACTGGAGATGTAATTTCTCAGGACTTGTTGGCAAGTTCAGACGGCTTTGATGCTGGTAAGAATGACCGTGCAACCAAACTATTCAAGTTCGTTGGTCTACAGACCGGAGAATACGATCAGGGTGCTATCAAGATTTCGATCGAGAACATTCGACCAGCAAAACGCCCCGGTCAGTTCGGTACGTTTAACGTTATTATCCGTAGAATGGATGACAACGACGCAAAACTCCGCGAGGTGGAAAGATTTAATAATCTAAACCTTAACCCCGCATCCACAAATTACATTGCTGCTCAGATTGGTGACCAGAATGTTGAGTGGGACGAAAACGAAAGAGTTTACAAAACATACGGTCAATACCCAAATAACTCAAGTTACGTTCGTATGTCAATGGCTCAAGCAGTTGATGATGGAACAATTGATTCCTCATTGCTACCATACGGATTCTTTGGACCATCAAAGTTTAAGAATGTCACTTTGGCATCTGGTTCGGCTTTGGTCGCTGCAAACGATTTCTTATCTGCCACCGGCACTTTGCCAAACGCAGCCAAACCAAACGTGACTTTCTTCCCATTAGCCTCATCAGGCGACTTGGTTCTAGGAAACGAAGTTGGTCCAGTAGTGTTTAAATTCCCAAGCATCCCATTGCGTTCAACGACCGCCGTAGGTGATGTAAGCAGTCCACAGGCAGCGTTCTTTGGGTTGACGGCTACAAGAGGAACTGGCTCAACAATCTTTGATGATTCAATCCCAGACTTCCTAAGAACAAAGCCAGCTTCATTAAACAACTTCAGCAGTCTCAACGCACTCACAGAGTTCTCACACATCTTTACACTAGATGATTTGGTTGAGTCAGATGGTAATATGACCTACTCCAGTGGTTCAAGACAGGGCGGCACCTCGCTCACAGCAGTTAGCGGTGCTTACTCAATTCTCACCGGCGCTTTGGCACCAAAGGGCTTCACAATGCCAATGTTTGGTGGCTACGACGCCATGGATATCACCGAGAAAGATCCCTTTGCAAATCGCAACATGGACGGTGAAAGTGAGCGTTCAAGTTACGCTTACCATGCAATGACAGTGGCAATTGATTCAGTCAAAGATCCCGAGGTTGTACAAACAAACATTCTTTCTATTCCCGGTGTTACAACAACTACCGTTACAGACAAGTTGCTTGACCTTGCTCAAGACCGTGGTGATTGCCTCGCAGTTATTGATCTTAAGGGCGGCTACCAGCCAACATCAGAAACCAGTGATGGATTCTCATCTCGCGTTGGTTCGGTCACCGCAACTGTTAACAATCTAAACAACAGAGCAATTAACACAAGTTTCGGATGCGCTTTCTACCCTTGGGTAAGAGTTCAGGATAGTTTCTCCGACAGCACAGTATGGCTTCCACCATCAGTTGTTGCAATTGGAGCATTCTCTTTCACCGATAGAAATGCAGAGCCTTGGTTCGCACCAGCAGGCTTTACAAGAGGTGGTTTGACTAAGGGCGCAGGTGGTCTAAGAGTTCTAGGTGTCGCCGACAGACTCCGTTCAAAGGATCGCGACGACCTCTACGAAGCAAACATCAATCCAATCGGAACATTCCCTAACGAGGGGGTTGTCATTCTTGGTCAAAAGACCTTGCAGACAGACGCTTCAGCATTGGATAGAATTAATGTACGCCGCTTGTTGATTTTCACCAAGCGCCAAATCACGGCAGTAGCCAATGATCTTCTCTTTGAGCAGAATGTCCCAGACACTTGGAACAACTTCCTCTCAAAAGCAGAGCCAATCTTGCGCGATATCAAGGCAGGCTTTGGTCTAGAAGACTACAAACTAGTTCTAGACGAGACAACAACGACACCAGAGCTTCGTGATAGAAATGTCCTTTACGCAAAGGTCTTCTTGAAGCCAGCAAAGTCAATCGAATTTATCGCACTTGATTTTGTAATCACAAATTCAGCAGCCACATTTGAGTAAAAGGAGACAATAAAAAATGGCATTTTGGAATTCAGCACAGTTAGAGCCTAAGAAAAGTTACCAGTACACGGTAACTATGCCCACCATCGCAGAGCCTTTTCTTATCAAATCAGCAAAGCTACCTGCATTGGAAATTGGTACAATGGAGGCTGACTATACACAATACAAGTTCTACTACCCCGGTAAAGTTACTTGGACACCAGTAGAATTTACTATCTATGATGTAGTTGGCGATAGTTCAGTGGCAAAGAAATTGATTGACTTATTAAAGGCATCCGGTGTTCGTCAACCTGCAACAGCAAATGATAAATCTACATTATCCAAAGCCACATTGTCTTCTGCTTTGGGCAACATCATCATTTCTCAGGTTGATACAGCCGGGAACATCATTTCAACTTGGACCCTCACCAACGCCTTTCTAACCAGTGCAGACTTTGGTCAACACGGTTACTCAGACGAGGGTCTAATTGAATGCTCAGTGTCAATCCAATACGATTGGGCTGAGTACGAAGGATAATCACACAACTAAATAAGAGGTATAATGAGTGCAAGAAATGAGGCAAAGTTGGGTTCCAGCTTAGAACCTAGCGTACAGTCAAGAAGCGCAACACCCCCTCCCACTAATAGCATTTTAGACTTTCCAACACCCACAGAAATTGTAGAGTTGCCCTCCGCTGGTGAATTTTACCCAGAGGGTCATTCTTTACATGGTGTTGATAAAGTAGAAATAAAAGTAATGACAGCAAAAGAAGAAGATATTCTTATTAACGAAAGTTATTTGCGTCAGGGCGTTGCAATAGACAAACTTTTAAAAAGCGTTTTAGTAGACAAGAGTTTAAAACTAGAAGATTTTTTAGTGGGCGACAAAAACGCCATCTTGTTTGCAACAAGAATTTCTGGCTTAGGACCATACTACCCAGTAAAAGTTACCTGCACAGCCTGTGGAACTCCAGAAGAAAAACATCTTGACCTGCGAGAAGTTGGTGCCAAAGAAACCCTTACAGAAGGGATTACAAAAACAGAGAGAGGGACTTACACAACAACCCTACCCGCAACCAACTTGGAAGTAGAATTTAAGATCCTTGATGGTCACGCCGAGAAGAGTCTTGACGAAACCATGAAGAAGAGAAAAAAATATAAAGTAGAACAAGAAAGACTTCTTTATATGATGGAACTTATGGTTGTTAGTATTAACAATGTAGAGGATAGGACACAGATTCGTGCTTGTCTATCGAGAATACCTGCATCAGATTGTAGGCACTTAAGAAAAGTTTATGAAGCCGCTTGTCCAGATGTGGATATTAATTTTGAACATGCCTGTCTACAGTGTGGAAACACACAGGAGGTCATGATGCCGCTCACGGCAGACTTTTTTTGGTCTAAGTGATGAATACGGTAAACAAGTGTACGATATGCTTTTCTACCTTGTTTATTATGCTGGCATTAGTTTTACCGAGGCATACAATTTTCCCATTGCTCTTCGACAATATATGTTTGAGAGATTGCAAAAAGAAATTGAGGAAAAGAACAAAGCCATGAAAAAAGCCTCTGGTAAACGAACTCAAGGATTTTAACGGGTAGGAAAGTAAAAAACACAACTACTTACTCTAGGAGCAGGAGTAGTTATTATGAAAGAACCCGTTGTTATTAACCTTAACGAAAAAAGAATAGATGAATCTTGGATGGCTTCATTTGGAGCGCAGATGAAATTCATGATTGCACAGATGGGCTTCGCTCCCCTTTCCAGTAGTTCAAACATTAAACTCCGTGGCTTGCCTTCACAAATTGCTGCTTTTATGGGCGCTCTCCAAGGCGAACGTGCTTACATGGACGCCGCTAAAACTTATGGTCTCACCGACCCTAAGACTTACAAAAGTAAGGTGGGTCTAAACCAAGCAATCAGAAGTTTTGAAAGAGCCACTGGTATTAAATACCCAATCAAGTAACTGAGCCATGGCTGAAAACCAACGAGTAACAACCCTAAAAGAAGAACTTGACTTATTAAAAGTCAGGAATGATGTATTAAAAGAGTTCAACTCGGAACAAGACATGTTGAACGAGAAGCTAAGAATCGAGGCTTCTTTCGCTGATCAGTTAGTTGCAAAATTAAGCGAACAACTTGCAAATTCTAAAAAATCGGGTAAAGCCTACGAAGAACAGGTAACCCAACTTAAAGAAGCCGTCGTAGAGCAACAGAGACTTACTGGACAACTTGAGAGACAAAACAAAGCCCTAGAAAAACAGAAAAAGATCCAAGGCGATATCGATGATCTAACAGCCACCACCGCAGGCAATTTTGAAAACTTGGCTCAACAAATGGGCATCTTGGAATCAAACACTAGTCCATTTGTTGCTCAATTTAAAAGTTTTGGAAAAGTTTTATCAAATTCTGTCAAAGACGGAAAAGGCTTAGGCGATGCTTTTAAAGCATTTGGTCGAGGCGCAGGCAGTGTCGCAGGACAAGTCTTTAGTTTCAGCAATATTCTTGGTCTAACTGTTAACAACGCCCTTGAAACAAAAAATGAATTAATCGCCGCTGACCAACAACTTGTTTCATTTGGTCTTTCTGCCGATAGAGCAAAACAACTTACAGCAGGAATTAGCCAAGAACTTATTAGGGCTGGTGGAACGGCAGCCGATGCCGCCACAGCCTTTGCTACACTGACAGACACTTCATCCCGAGCCGCAAGACAACTAGGACCGGAATTTGCAAACCGTTTAGCGTTGCTTGCCAAAAATGGTTTAGATGTTGGCAGCGCAAGCACAGTTTTAAGTGATGCGTTGGTCAAGGAAGGATTGAGCGCTGCTGAAGCACAAGACCGCCTCGGAGACTTGGTTCAGATTTCACGCGACCTTGGCGAGCCAGTAGGCAAAGCCGCCCAAGAGTTCGTGCAATTTGGCAGTAGAATTAAAGCAATCGGTCCAGCCGCAGTAAAAGAGTTTGCTAAATTAAAACAAATATCTGAAGCAACTGGCGTTTCGTTAGGCAAGTTATTCGATATTGGTGAACGTTTTGATACCTTCTCCGAAGCCGCCCAAGCAGCACAACAATTAAACATAGTTTTAGGTGCCCAAATAAGCGGAATCGAATTGCAAAGGATGTCTCAAGCCGACAGGATTAAGACTATTCAGGAGGCTATTCGTGCCCAAGGTGGTTTAAATAATTTAGATGCAAGCCGAATCAGGCTGTTAGAACAAACTGTTGGGCTAAATATATCCGAAATAATGGGTATGCAGAATGAGGTTACTGGCGATTCAACCGATACAACAAGAGACAACACTGCTGCTTTATCAGGATTAGAACAACAAAATAGAAAGGTTATGGGCGCACAAGAAGCCGCAATGAACGCCACAAAAGCAGCAACACTAGAGATGGGCAAAACTTTTAAAACAATATCACAAGACGTTGCATCCAGTTTAAACAACATAAGCACAACAGCGATACAATTTGGTATCGGTCTAGCCGCAGCAATCGGTGGAGCCATTAGTTTGTTTACCATGTTTGGTGGAACATTCACCACTCTTGGTTTAACAGCGCCTGCCGCTGGCGCAGGAATACTTGCCGGTGGGATAGAGGCTGGCGCAGGACTTGCTGCTATTGGCGCTGGTGGCACGTTGGCAATACCAGTACTGCTAAGTTTGGCTTTAGTTTTTGGCACAATTGCCGCAGTCGTAGGAACAATTGCCTTTGGAATTTTTAAAGTTGCCGAAGGGATTGGCATGTTGCTTGAAAAGGCACAGGGTGTTTCTTTCACCGGAATGGCTGGTTTTGCCAGATTCGCATCTAATGTTACGGAAGTGGTTGAGGCACTAAATGATGCATCCCTACCCGCTGTGCGCGAAATGACAGCACTAGTCAACGCAACAACAACGACTGCGACTGGAGTTGGCGCTGGAGGTGGTGGAGGAGACATCACGGTCAACTTAACTCTAGACGGTAGAGTGATTGACAGAAAGATTCTCAGGACGGTCAACGGCGCACTAACTGCTAATTAACGTATAAAAAACAAATGCGTATCTATTTATAGTATGACGAGTCCAATTCAAAATAAACGAAGAAAACTGCAAGTGGAATTTTTTCTTCCACAACTTGGCGAAGGCGGTCAAATCGTAACGTTTCCGGCGTTTATAACAGACCTATCAGACGACTTTACATCTAATTGGAACTCTGAACAATATTACGGGATTCAAGACCCTATTGGTAATTTTATTGGCACATCTAGAAAAATCAATTGTTCGTTCAAGATAGTTGCTGCTTCAGTAGAAGAATCTTATCTTTATCAAAAAGACTTAAATAAATTAGTCCAATCATTATATCCGAGATTTGATGATGACACAATACCAAAAAGTTCTCCGCTAATGGGTGTCAAATTTGGCAACATTATAAGAGATGACACCAATAATGGCTTTTTGTTTGGTTGGTTCGATGGCATTTCGCTAACACCAAACATCGGAGAGGCTGGCTTTAGTTATGATGATTTTGGCAACAAAGAGGTGTTTTTCCGCTCTTGGGATTTTTCATTTGGATTAAATGTAATCCACAAAGAGCGCCCCGGCTTTAAAGGAAACGGCTTTGCGTTAGGAAACGAAAATAACTTCCCCGTGAAACAGAAACGAAACGAAGCGGTGGACAGAAAAGGCATCCAAGCCGGTGAGTTGGGACGGGGCGCTGACTCTGGTTTGCTGAATGATGCAAGACTTCCTGCCACAAATGTCGCCGCTGGCGCACGAGCCAACGTTGGACCAAATCAGTAGGTAATAAACGCTATGGGTACAAGACTAGAAAACAGAGAAAGTTTTAAAAATACAAACCTAGAATATATTAAAAAATATCGTGGCAAAAAGAAATTCATTAATCAGTTGCCAACACAAAACTTGGTTTATCCATCTCAGGAACAAATAAACCAGATAAAGAATTACAAGTTTCATACTTGGACAACTGGTGACACCTATGCCAAACTTGGCTACGAGTTTTATTCTGACCCACAATTGTGGTGGGTGATAGCAACCATAAATAAAAAACCATCTGAGTTTGATTTAAAAGTGGGAGACGTGCTGTTTGTACCTACCCTCCTACCAGAAGCATTGGAATTAATAGGTTATTAGTAATGACTGCACAAAAATCAAAAGGAAGGCTGGTAACAAAGTGGTCTGACCAAGCATGGTTAATGTCAAATCCAAATTATTGGGTTAATTTTAAGACGTTGTTAACATCAAATTATGCTAGGTTCGATCAAGATCTAACACTTCAAGGCGGTCCCATTGATGCTTTTTTGGAATTAGAGGGCAAAGAAATAACATTGCTACAACCATATTTCAAAATGGAGAGGTATGTGCAAGGAAAAGGCTATGTTAATTATCCCGTCACAACCTTACAGCGCGACGTTGACAAAGTTGCAAAAAACAAAGGTAAACTAAATTTTGTCGCAATCAAATCAGTCTATATCAAGAATGATGCGGAAATGATTGGACAACAAAGAATTAAATTTACGGTTGACTTTTTTGCTAGTTCGTATGAGGCTTTTACGAAAGAAAGGGGCGGTGTCGCACTGATAGACTTTATTAGAAGATTTTCGGGGAAAAACGCTTCTGCGAAAGAGGCAAGTGTTGACGCTAACATTGCAAACCCAATAGATTACACCGCTAGATTAACCATAGGTGTCTCATCCCCGACCGGCGATTCAATTAATTCTCTTACCAAAAACGGTTTTTTAAGTAATGGTAAATTAAAACAATTTGCAGATGCCAAAGGTCGAGTCAGGCTCCTTGGCGTATACTTGGAACATAACGTGACATTAAATCCCGATGGGTCTGTTAATTTGTCAATAGATTTTAATGGTTTAATTGATGCGTTCTTTCAAGATCCAAAAATGAACATTCTTTTTAGTACAGATACGGGCAGCATTTTTGAACGAAAACTTAAAAAAATAGAAGCCAAACTCAAAAACAATAAAAGTAAATCCCAACGAATCGCCTTGCGAAAAGAATTACAAACAGCAAAAAAAGCACTTGCCCGCGTTGCGTATCAAGAGATTTTAACAACCCTAAAAAAACGAAAGTTTGTTTATCAAACAACAGTATCCCCAGAGGTAATTAACAAAGTTATAAATAGAAAATCAGCCAAACAACTTGAAAAAGAACAAAAGGCGCTTAAAGAGCGAGGACGAACCGCTGATCCTATGAGAGACCCAGATGCCGCTTTGGCATATTCTTTAGGAGATTTGGGAATTAAATATAACAAGGTAGTGTTTACAGCCCCACCAAAAGCCAAGGCACCAATGACCTTGTATAAAGAAGCAGAGATCCAAAAGACACCCGCAGGAGAACAGCCACCTCCACCGCCACGACAAGAAATTGGTGGAGTGCAATTTTTACCTAGATTGATAACATTTATACCACTAGGGGCGATTATAGATTATTTTATTGAAAACGCCTACACAAAGGTTGCTGATGATTTGGGTGGTTTTGCAGGCTTTGCCGATCCACACGTTACGATTGGCAACATTCGCTTTTCAAGGCTTGAGGGTAAAAACCCAACAATTAACCCGAGAGCATACGCTTCGACCACCTCAATGATTTATGAAGCGAATATAGGTTCTATTCCAGTTACACTTGAGGTTTTTCAAAAGTGGTTTCTTAAATTTATTGCAGGACAAAATAAAACAACAATTGGCATACGACAATTTTTAATGACGTTATTACAAAATCTAATCACTGAAACATTTGTTGGTTTTGGGAACGCATCGTTTGCTCCAGTGCCTTTTAATGCAAAAATGAATTATTACGCATTTAATGAGGGAACCAGTATACAACTATCTGCTCTCAATCGTGGCTTGTTGGCGTCGAACTACCCAGTGTTTAAAATGGGTGGAAGGCAAGCAGTGGTTAAGAATATTAGTTTTTCTAGAACAAACATAAAGGGTCTCGCCGAAGCGCAGTTTAGCAATCCAATATACGCTGAGTCTGGAATTGTCAGATTCCCTCAAAATGTCACAATTGAGATGCTAGGCAATCCGTTTTTTGAGCCGGGACAATTAATCATTGTAGACCCCACAGGGTTTATTGCCAGCACTTTGGATGGTGGGCAATTAGGAATTGGTGGTTCTTATGAAATAACTCTCGTAGAACAAAATTGGGAGGTATCAGGTTACACAACAACCATAAACGCCACCTACCAATCGGCTTTTCGCCTACCCTTTACCAAGTCAGCAGCGAATACAGCGCGTACCACATCTAAAGGTAAACCAAAAAAAATATTTAAAGGCAATACAACAGGCGCAGCCTACATCGACGTTACAAGTATAAATAAGACTAGATACGGCAATGCCAACCCCCCAACCAGACAGACCCTTACTAGTGGTGAATTCGGTGGTAAAGATCCTACCGATCCGAGAAATAGAAACGCAAGAAAAGTTATAAGGACCAAGAAATGAAAGAAGCAGATGGAAATGGTCTTGTTGGATATATGGTGCCAGAGTCAAAAAACTCTGCCACACCAATTACAAATTTTCAAGACCGTGATTTTATTGATTACAATGAAGACACCTCACAAACTGTTGACCTCAGAACTCAAAAGTCTTTGTTTGCAAGAGTTGACGAGGATAACAATGCCATTTACCCGAATATAGAAAAAGTTAAATTTGATCCAGATTTAAAAGTGTTTGGGTTTGATTTTGTTTTGACTCTGGTAAAACAATTTGCCACCGAGTGGCAATCTGTTAATAATCAGGTATCTCAATTCTCGGTTTACAAAAACGCCGCGTTTACAAATAAAAATTTCAGAAGTATTGACGAAGCATTCCAAAACTATTATAATGAATTGTTTGAGGACTTCCGACGCGAGTTGTTTGACACTGGCGAGGAAGTAAGCGTAATAGACTTTGACAGTTATGTTTCAAAATTCATGCATTTTATAAAAAGAACAAATGCCCCTATCACCCGCGAATCTTTAATTAGAACAAGATTGTTTGATCCACATAATTGCTTACTAATATACAACTTACAGGATGAATCACACGGTGATGATGAAAAAACTGTAGTTGATTATTATCAAGACGTATCGTTTAGAGTGTTTGGTGATTTCTTAATACACCACGGCTTAGTGCTTGATAGACACTCTCCTTGGCGATTTGTTGTCAATATTAAATCGCCCCAAGTTCAAACACCATCGAAAGACCGCAAGATGCCTTGGGAACAGATCAGTACAACAAAATTATTGTCGAATTATTTTATACCCGCTTTTAAAACAGAGGCTGGAAAAATGAGAGAACTTCTTGTATCAAACTACAATGCGTTTGTGCCCTTGGCAAACAAAAAGGCTGTTTCTCAATGTGCCTCGACACTAAAGCCGTTACAAAAAGATGTTAATAGAAACTTCGCCGATTTTGGTCCATCGACGAACTTGTCAGTAATAAACTTTTTAATTGCAGCAAGAGAAAACGAAACTAAAAAATCGTTAACAACTAGCATGAGAAACAAGGTGATCACAGAGTTGCAGATGAACATGGACGATATAAACGTTGCCTACAAATGTCTGCACCTTTTAATGAAGCAAAGACAGTTGTACAAGCCGCCTACAAACCTTAATAGAGTAGACGCTCTAGTTGTCGCAAACTATTTGCGTTGTGAAAGCGCACATCGAAGTTCTGCAACGGGCACATGGATACCGTGTAAAACACCATCAGAGTTTTTTTCAAAGGTTAAGGACAAAAAGGGCGCAACTGAAGTCTTGGAAAAATTTCTTGCCAACATCAATAAAGAAGAAATCGAAGAGTACCAAGAACAAATCCTTGACAGTTTAGATCCTTTCTAGTATACTGATTGTATGATTTTTCAAACACTCGACGATAAAGAAACTTGTGTGGGGTCTTATTACGACGGCGCACTTCATTTTGACCAAATCCCAAGCGAAGGCACGGGAACTTGGAACTATCACACTTATTTGCCAGAACACGTTAAGTTTGCAGAACTTTACACCGCAGGTAAAAAACTAGATCAGATCTGTCCAGAAGACCTAAAAGCAGAATGGGACGCCTCATCAAACCGTATGAAGGCTATGCTCAAGTCTTTTTACCACGTTGGTCTGACCATTGAAAACTTTTGCTTTTACGAGTTGGTTCCACACAGGTTTCTCAAACAACACGCAGAAATAAAAAATAAAATCACACAGCACGTCTTGGACAACTTTCCAGAGCCAGACAACTACGCTTCAATTATTAAAACAGAAAGGCTAATCAAGAATATTAGCACTCAAAAATTAAAATTAAATGGAACCAACGTGCGACTTCAGATCGCCACTCAAAAAGGTCGTGACTTGTACCGCAAGTTACAAGCCAAACCAAGCATTATCTATAACCAGTTTGGAACGCGCACAGGTCGCCTTACAACGCTTCCAAATAGTTTTCCTATACTTACTCTGCCTAAAAAAATGCGCGGCGTTATAGAGCCTTATAGAACTGCTTTTCTTGAGTTCGATGTAGTCTCTGCGGAAGTCGCCACCTTGTTTTATCTAACAGGTCGTCCAATCCCCTCTGGAGACCTCCACGAATGGATTAACAAAAACGCATTTGATGGTAAACTAACAAGAGATGAGAGCAAAGTAGCATTCTTCTCTTGGTTATACGACCCAAGAAAAACGAATGACGCTCTTGAAAAACTATTTAGTAGACAGGAAATCCTTGAAAAATACTATTTCAACGGTAGAATCAACAATCCGTTGGGTAGAAAGATAGAAGTGGGGGAGGAGAAAGCACTAAACTATCTTGTGCAAAGCACGTTCAATGATATATTCCTGATCAACATCGCTAAACTATCTGATAAACTAAAGGAATGGGGCTTAAAGTCTAACATTGCTTTCTTTATTCACGATAGTGTGGTTCTTGACTTCGATGTAAGAGAAAAAGATAGAATCGATGACATTGTTTCTGTCCTTTCACACTTCGATGATTACAAGTTCGACCTTCACATGAACCTTGGTAAGAATTACGGCGACATGAGGGAAATTAAATGAAAAGCATAGTAGCAGTAGGTGATGTAGCGTTGAACTTCGCAAACTACCTTCAAAAATACCCAGAGTTTTCGATTTATACTTTTGCACACACAGGAGCCGAGTTTAAGATTCCAGTGTTTAAAGACATCGAAAGATACGAGGATTCGATCAAGGGTTTGAAAAAGTATTTGTCCACTGTGGCAGACGATGTAACGTTTGTGGTATCAGGTTCTGAGCCTGTGTCACTTATCTCTTTACAAGTGTTACAACTTCTGGTAAAAAAGAATGTAGACATTGTTTATCTGCAACCCGACCTTGAGGCTCTGAGCGAGACAGGCAAACAGTTGCACAACTTAGTTCACGGCGCTCTTCAAGAGAAGACCCGCGCTCATGTGTTCAAAGAGTTTACAATTTTTGATTTAGCGGAGGTAAAAAAGATTTCCACGGCGGTTCTTCTAGGTAACTACAAAAAACAGATGGCAGAGACGTGTGCCCAACATTGGCAGACCTTTCAGTGGCTATCGTCAGAAGACCCCGTGTTTGAAATCAGCGAACAAAAAATTAAGAACGCAGTAATTTCTTCTATTTCGTATTGTGATTTTTCCTTGACAAACGTCACAAAACTTGGTAATCTATTATTTACAAGAGAAAGGGAGGTGCTTTACGGGATTCCTGAAAAGAGGATCAACGAAGACACAGAACTTCATAACGAGATAGTAAACAATTTTAAAGAATTCAAAGAGGAAGACGTAAGAACTTCCGTTAGAGTGTTCAGCGTGCCGTTTGAAAACGAGATAGTTTATGTCAGGAATTCAACGACCGCAGTTCAAAACAGACTATTGCAAGAAACTGTTGACAAGCAGGGAAAACAATAGTATACTATAACAACCATATAGCAATAATATAGCAAGGAGTAATTTTATTATGGCAATTGATTTTAGCAAGTATAAAGCAAAACTGGAAGCCCTTGATGGCAAAAAGTCTGGTGGAAAGAACAATGATTTGTTCTGGAAACCTGAAGTTGGTACACACAACATTCGTATCCTTCCTGCGGAAGATGGCGATCCTATTAAGGAACTCCACTTTCACTACAACATTGATAGGGGTGGTGTGATGTGTCCAAAGCGCAACTTTGGAGATCATTGTCCTGTTTGTGAGTTTGCGACTTCACTTTATCGTGAAGGAACACCTGACAGTCAGGATCAAGCAAAGAAGTTGTTTGTGACCCAGCGTTACTACGCCGCAGCGATTATTCGCGGTAAGGAAGAGCGTGGTCCGGTTCTCTGGTCTTTCCCAAAGACCGCATATCGGGCTATCATTGAGACTATTCTTGATGAGGATTACGGTGATGTCACCGATCCTAAGAAGGGGTTTGATCTCAAGGTTACTTACATCAATAAGAACTTTGGCAAAGGTGACAGGGTTGTTTATGATAATCTTCAGGCTCGCCCACGTCCGACAGGTTTGTCCGACGATGATACTCAGGCAACTGAGTGGATGGGCAATGACATCGACGTTCACAAGATCTTTGAACGCAAGTCTTCGGACGAGGTTCAAGGCGTTCTTGATCGATACCTAATGCCTGATGGTGGTGGTGACCGAGTTCACTATGGAGCAAAGCCCACCACACCAAAGACCTCATCTGTTGATGAGGCATTCGCTGCAATCGGTTAACGATAGGTAGCACAACGGGGGGAGGGGCGCAAGCCCCTCTCCTTTTATAAAGGAGACATAATGCCGAGAAAATCAAAAGTCGATAAGGCTGGCAAACTTTCTTTGAAAGATATGCAAAAACTTATCAATAAGCGAGCAGGAATGGCTGTTGCTTATGATCTAAACGAAGACAACCCCACAATTGTAAAAGAGTGGATTCCTACTGGCTCACGAGTTCTTGACTCAATTATTTGTCGAGGGCAACTTGCCGGTCTTCCAGCAGGAAAAATTGTTGAAATCGCAGGGCTACAAGCCACTGGTAAGTCTTACATGGCTGCACAGTGTGCTGCTAATGCCCAAAAAATGGGCTTTGATGTTATTTATTTTGACTCAGAGTCTGCCATTGATCCAGAGTTTCTTAAGAATGCAGGGTGTAATCTAGACACTCTTCTTTATGTTCAGGCTTCTTCAGTAGAGTTTGTGTTGGAGACAATCGAAGATCTTCTAGCAAACAACGAAAATAAAATGTTGTTTATCTGGGATTCTTTGGCATTGACCCCAAGCAACTCTGACGTTGAAGGTGACTTCAATCCTCTTAGTTCAATGGCTGTCAAACCCCGCATTTTGTCAAAGGGTCTGTCTAAGTTGACAGTTCCAATTGCAAATAGTGGCTCCGTGATGTTGGTTCTCAACCAGTTGAAGACAAACATTACTATGAATGTTGCAGAGGCTTTGACGACACCTTATTTCACACCGGGGGGTAAGGCTCTAGCATATGCCTATTCGCTCCGTATTTGGCTCACAAAGCGCAAAGCGAAGAATGCATTCATTACCAATGATGCAGGCTTTAGGATTGGCTCTGAGGTCAAGGTAAAACTAGAAAAATCTCGCTTCGGAACAGAAGGTCGAATGTGTCAGTTTCAGATTATCTGGGGCGAAGCACAACCTCGTATCTTGGATAAAGAGAGTTGGTTCGATGCTGTAAAGGTTTCTGATCAGTTGAAGTCCGGTGGTCCTTGGTGGACACTGACCTTTGATGATGGTACGCAAAAGAAGTTCCAAGGCGGTGCTTGGCTAGAAATGCTTGAGGATAAAAAGTTCTACGATCAGATTATTAAAATTATGGATCGAGAACTTATTCAAAAGTTTGATGAACAAACTGGCGATGCTTCGGCGTATTACGAAAGCAAAGAAGATGAAGATTAGCCAATCGAGTAAAAAGACTCAAAGGTATTTTGAACTTGCGCGGCGCATGGCGAAGGAAAGCACCTACGGGAAACTTCGCCATGGGGCTGTGCTGGTAAAAGGCGGGAAGGTTATTTCCGTTGGATGCAATAAAGGTTCTTATTGCGCCTTTGGACAAAGATTTAGAGATTTCCAAAAGTATGGTCACGCCACACAACACGCTGAGATTTCCGCAATACTTGGAGTTTCAGCCAAAGTGACTCAAGGTTCAACGATTTACGTTGCAAGGATAAACAATTACAATGAATTTAGAATGTCAAAACCTTGTTGTATGTGTCACGAAGTAATGGAGTTTGTAGGCGTAAAAAAAGTATGTTACACAACAGGAGAAGATTCTTATGATACAGCCTCAATCGGACTTGATGAGTCGTTTTGGCATAGGGGTGCAGACGATTAGCAAGAATGAAGATGGTTCCGTGAATGTAAAAGTAGACGTAAACGAACAGTTCAAAGAATGGTTTATGTATATGCACGGCTTGCCTCAATGGAATGAAGATTATTTTGAAAACTGGTTTCTAAAAACACTTGGCGATTATGTAGGAGTAGATCCAAATGAATAGAATGATGATTGTAGACGGCAACAATTCTTTTTTACGCAACTATGTTGTCGATCCATCACTATCAAACAATGGTGAACCTATTGGTGGCTGCAAGGGCTTTCTCAAATCCCTTCAGAAACAATGTCGCATCATCAAACCAGACTTCGTTGTAGTTGTCTGGGATGGAGAAGGTGGCTCGCTCAAGCGAAGAACACAAAACAAAAATTACAAAGAAGGTCGTAAACCAATTAGGTTCAATCGACCAAACACATTTATGAACGACCAACAACTGCACAACAATCGTGCTTGGCAGATGGGAAGGGTATTTGAATATCTAAATGAACTTCCGGTCGCTCAATTGATTTCAGAGAACGTGGAAGCCGATGATTTGGTTGGCTACATTGTTTCTCGTTTCCCATCAGTAGAAAAAGTTATCGTGTCTTCGGACAAAGACTTCTTTCAACTCTGTGATGATAAAACAATTGTTTATCGTCCAATCCAAGATAAGTTTGTTACAAAAAACAGTATCGTGGAAGATTTCAAGATCCATCCTCGCAACTTTGCTTTGGCTCGTGCTATTACTGGTGACAAGTCGGACAACTTAGTTGGTGTGCCTCGTGCTGGACTAAAGACTATTGCTAATCGTTTTCCAGAAATGGCAGAGGATAGAGACGTGTTTATCAACGAACTTATCCAATTATGTGATGGTCCAGACAAGAAAGCAAAGATTTATCAAAATATTGTGGAACACAAGCAGACTGTGGTCGAGAACTACAAGTTGATGCAACTATATACCCCTGCTATTTCTACAAGAACTAAAGCAAAAATTGATTGGACTTTGAAAGAGTGTTGTACAGATTTTAACCTCACGAAAGTAAATACCATGATGTTGAAAGATGGTTTTGGTAATTATAATTTTGGACAACTGTGGGCTACAATGAGAAACATCTCCTTGCAATCAAGATAAAAGTATAGTACAATAAAAGAAATAAGGGGGTGATATGAAAGCACAAGAGTTTGAACTGGAGAACTTCTCCAAGTTCGGTAAAAACTTCCAAGAGAAGTTGGTTCATTGTATGTTTTACGATCGATCATTTTTTGATCAGATGGTAGACATCTTTGACATTTATTTCTTAGAACTAAAGTATCTAAGAAAGTTTTACTCACGTCTTGCATCTTACAGAGAAACTTACGAAAAGCACCCCTCCGCTGACATTATGGCTTCAGTTATCAAGACCGAACTTGATGACGAGACAGAAGTTGTTAAGAAGCAAGTGAGGGATTACTTTGCTCGTATTGTTTCAACTGACATAGTTGAAGACTCAGAGTATGTAAAAGCAACGGCGCTTGACTTTTGCAAGAAACAAAAATTAAAAGAAGCAATTATGAAGTCCGTTGGTCTTCTCAAGACTTCATCGTTTGATGAAATCAAAGAAGTAATCGACGGCGCAATGAAGTTAGGTCTAGACAATAATCATGGTTATGATTATCTTCTTGATTTTGAAGAACGATTTATGATGAGGTCACGCAACCCTATGTCCACAGGGTGGAAGACCATTGATGACATTACAAAAGGTGGTTTAGGTCGCGGAGAGTTAGGTGTTGTTATTGCTCCAACTGGAGCAGGTAAATCTATGGCACTCGTTCACCTTGGCGCACAAGCGGTCAAGGCAGGCAAGAACGTTGTTTATTATACACTAGAGTTACAGGATACTGTTGTTGCTGGTCGATTTGATAGTTGCATCACAGGAGTTAGACTTCAGGATCTAATTCAGTGTAAAGATATGATCTACGATGAGGTTAAAGATCTTGAGGGTCGCCTTATTGTAAAAGAATATCCAACAAAATCAGCGAACGTAAATAAATTAAAACAGCATTTAGAGAAGTTACGCTTCACTGGATTTGAACCAGATTTAATTTGTGTTGATTACGGAGATCTTTTGAATCCGATTTCTGCTTACAAAGAGAAACGAATAGAATTGGAGACTATTTATGAAGACCTTCGGGGAATGGCGCAAGAGTTTGAGTGTCCCGTTTGGACAGCTTCCCAGACCAACCGCAGCGGCTTGAACGCTGAAGTTGTTACTATGGAGTCAATTAGCGAGGCTTTTAATAAATGCTTTGTTGCGGATTTCATCTTTACTCTTTCGCGCACCATTACAGATAAGAATAATAACAGTGGCAGGATCTTTGTTGCTAAAAATAGAAATGGTCCTGATGGGATCGTTTACCCTATTTTCATGGATACTGCCAATATTAAAATCGATGTCCTTCAGGCAACTGGTGAAACGGCTGATGAGATCAATCAGAATGCCGCCAAGAAGCAACAAGAAACACTAAGAGAAAAATATAAAAAATTCAGAGACGGAGCAAAATAAATGGATTTAGAGAAACAAATTTTATCAGACATTACTGTGCATATGAAGTATGCGAAGTACCTTCCAAAGAAAGAACGCAGAGAAACTTGGAATGAGTTGGTAAACAGAAATAAAAATATGCACATCAAGACTTATCCAAACTTAAAGGATGAGATCAACAATGTGTACAAAATGGTAAAAGATAAAAAGATCTTGCCGTCGATGCGCTCAATGCAATTTGGCGGTAAGCCAATTGAGATCAACCCAGCAAGAATTTACAATTGTGCGTTCGCTCCGATCGATGATTGGCGAGTGTTCAGTGAAGTTATGTTTTTGCTTCTAGGTGGCACAGGAGTTGGGTATTCCGTCCAACGCCACCACGTTGAAAAACTACCAGAAATCACCAGACCAAACCCTAAACGCACTCGCCGGTTTCTTATTGGCGACAGCATTGAAGGTTGGGCAGATGCAGTAAAAGCTCTTATGAGAAGTTATTTTCACGGGGGTTCAACAATAAGATTTGACTTCAGCGACATCCGTGCCAAGGGAACCAGACTAATTACATCTGGAGGAAAGGCACCGGGACCACAACCGTTGCGGGAATGTTTGGTCAAGGTGAAGGGAATTTTAAATGAAAAAAATAATGGAGATAAGCTCCAACCTATTGAGGTACACGACATCGTTTGCCACATTGCTGATGCTGTTCTTGCTGGTGGTATACGTCGCGCTGCGCTCATTAGTTTATTTTCTGCTGACGACATTGACATGTTGGCTGCAAAAACTGGCAACTGGTGGGAAGCGAATCCGCAAAGAGGGCGAGCAAACAACTCTGTGGTCGTACTCAGACACAGGATTACACAAGAAGTATTCAGCGATCTCTGGGAGCGCGTAAAAGCTTCAGGTGCCGGTGAACCGGGATTCTACTTTTCTAACGACAAAGATTGGGGAACCAATCCTTGCTGTGAGATTGCTCTGCGTCCGTATCAGTTCTGCAACTTGACAGAGGTAAACGTTAGTGATGTCAAGTCACAGGAAGAATACGAGAAGCGTGTGCGCGGTGCTGCCTTTATTGGCACGCTCCAAGCCGGATACACAGACTTCCATTATCTTCGTGATGTGTGGCGTCGAACAACAGAGAAGGATGCCCTTATCGGTGTTTCAATGACAGGCATTGCTTCAGGCGCTGTGTTGGAATTGGATATGAAAGCAGCCGCAAAAGTGGTGAAGGAAGAAAATGAAAGAGTTGCAAACATTCTTGACATCAAGAAAGCCGCACGCTGCACTACAGTAAAACCAGCAGGCACAACTTCTTTGACGCTTGGAACATCATCAGGCATTCACGCTTGGCACAATGATTATTACATTCGTCGCATTCGTGTAGGAAAGAACGAAGCAATCTATACACACCTTATGTTGCATCACCCTGAACTAATTGAGGATGAATACTTTCGCCCACACGACACAGCAGTTATTAGTGTCCCACAGAAAGCACCAGAAGGTGCAATCACTAGACACGAGTCTGCTTTACAGATGTTAAAAAGGGTGGCTACGATTGCCACAGAGTGGGTTCGCAGCGGTCATCGTAACGGTCAAAACTCTCATAACGTTTCTGCCACGGTTAGCATTAAAGAGGCTGAGTGGGCAGATGTTGGCGAGTGGATGTGGGAGAACCGAGACAAATATAATGGTCTCTCTGTGCTGCCCTACGACGGCGGTACTTATAAGCAGGCTCCATTTGAGGATTGTTCAAAAGAAACGTTTGAAGCAATGCTAGAGACGCTGCAAAAGGTAGATGTGAAAGAAGTGATCGAGTTGCAAGACAACACTAATCTTCAGGGAGAATTGGCTTGCGCTGGCGGTGCTTGTGAGATCACATAAAACTATTTATTGAAACTTATTGGAGTAAAATAAATGTTATTAAAAAATGGTTCTTCTGGTCACCAAGTGGTCGAACTTCAAGAAGGTCTTGAAGCGTTAGGTTATGAGTTGGGCAACTGCGATGGAGCATTTGGTCCAGCGACAGAGAAGGCGGTCAAAGCCTTCCAAAAAGATAGCGGCGTAAAAGCAGACGGCAAAGCCGGTCAGATGACTATATCGGTTTTAAATAAACTTCTAAAAGAAAAAGGTCATGACCTCGTAGGAGAGGATGAACAGAGCGAGATTCTTGTCCCGCCAACAGAGAAATTATCTTGGGTCAAGTGTCCAGCCGATAAGTTCCCCGGCAGAGCAGGCTACACCCGCACAACGTTACGCTCCGATGCTGCCGAAGCATACAATGAACTTTACAAAGAAGTAAAAGAGTTAGGTGGGTATTTGACATCAGCAGGCGGTAGAAGAGGTTTGGCTTCTAAATCAGGTGCTGCTCGTTCAAAGAAATCCTTTCACTACACTGGATTAGCTTTTGATATGGCTTTACCAACAGGCATGTACAAGCCAGAGGAAGATCCTTATGTCATTGAAGATATTGGAGATAGACGCTGGAGAGTGTGGATGCGCTGTGATAACGGCGAGGAAATGGAGTTGGAAGGAACTTATGTAACTCGTTCAGGTAGAAAGACAAAACTTAACACTAAAAAAGTTACAGGTAAGTTTGTTGACTTCACAGCCTTAGCATTAAAACACGGCTTTCATTCTATTAGAGCCAGACGTTCCTTTTTTAGAGGAGGTTCATACGGCGGCTCAGAATGGTGGCACTTTCAATACGAACGAGCCTTAACAAAAGGTGAATCTAAGTTCGGAGAGGAACTTTTAAAAGTTTATCCTCTTTCCAAGTGTGAAAGATTTATTTATTGGAAAGAATCAAAAGATTGTGTATTTGGAAAGAATTGGTTTTAAGTTCATTTTGCGGTCCTCGCTACTATTTAATAAAGAACTTTCATTAAAGTCGAGGAGTAAATAAATGGCTGGACCAGATAAATATAGACCGGGAGTTAGCTCAGTTGGTCAATACCAAATGAGTGCAAAACCCTTTTTGTCATCAAGCATCGTTGTATCAAATAGTGCAGTAACCGAAATTAAGTTTCCGGCAGTGACTAGTTTTCTTACGGTGCAAAATGTTCACTCTGGCGCAAATGTACCGCTCGTAGTTGGCTTTTCGCAAGCCGGTGTGATTGGCGATGAGGGTTACAAAATTCTTCTTGATAACGGCGAGAGTTACACGGGTGATTTTAGAGTTCGATATATTTATCTTGCTGGACAAGGCGCACCCTGCACAGGTTCTATTATTGCTGGACTCACTGGAATTGACAGCGAGTTGTCTGGCACTTCCGGTATCAACTATTCAGGTTCAGTAGGAATTGGATGAATGAGACGTTCGGGGTTTGGTGGGCGTCAAGGAAGTATTTCATCTCGATCAAGCGGGAAGATTCGTGCTGAAGACCGCGCATCTAACTTTCTAAACCTTGTAAAATCAATTGCTGGTAGTGACTTATTGTTTTGTCTAGAACCAGATTCAATTAATGTTGGTTTTGGCGAGGTGATTAGTAGTTGGACCGATTCGCTCGGAGTATTTGACACTCAATTTATTCCTGACAATGACACCCGAAGACCATCTTTTAATTTTGTCAATAATAAACCAGTCGTATCTTTTAATGGTACAGATGATTCACTTAGATCTCAAAACGTTGTTGCACAATTAAACGACAAAAGCGCATTATCGCTGATTTACTTTGCAAAAGCAAACGGCGGTACCGACTTTGATACAATTTTAGAACTTGCTGGTCTGTGGTACGATGAAGACGGATTTGCGGTAGGAATTCAGCGTAACTCATCAGATTTCTCAGTTTACAATGGGCAATCACAAGGCGGCAACGCAAGTAATACACAGGTTGGCGGCGTTGCTGGCAGTAACGGAACAATTGTTAATGTTGACTTGCCAATAGTCCACGGTGTTGTTTTTGATCGCAATGCCGCTGGAGGCGGCGCTGGAACTTCTACAAAACCATTTGTAAATGGTGTTGCAATGACAACTTCACAGATTTATACAGGTGGTAGCACAACCGATATTAACACTACATGGGGAGATGATGAGATCCTTTTTATGGCTGCTCGTGGAACAAACGAGATTTTCTATAATGGGTCAATTGGAACACTTATTGCCATTACAAGAGTCTTAACAGATGCTGAAATGGAAACACTTTCAAGGGCAGTTGCAAGAAAGCACAATTTAGGAACAACCCCACCTAACAAGTAGGAATAATAATATGTCTGTATCTTCGTTACCAATAACTTATTATATTCAAACTGATTCAGTCGCAGGGCAGAATGGTAAATTAATAAAAAAAGGGTTTACAAATTACAGAGTTCGCGGCGTTTGGGAACACACCACACCCCCTAATTCAATTGAACTGGTACAAACACAGTGGGAAGACTTTGATGTTGACGAGTGGGTAATCGGTTTAGGATATACAATCCCAACAGTACCTCCAAGTCCATAAAGCATTTTACAATAAAAATCCTTGACTTATTATCTCACTGTGCTATACTATAGTTCACAGGAGGTTGAGAATGAGTAAAGTTGAAATCGTCCCAGTTATCCCAGAATCTTATTGGGGTATCGATAAAGAATTTGATGGGGCTTATCTTAATTGCCGCTGGCATAGACGCGGTGAGTTTGAAACTAAGTTTCCAGTTGTTATGAAGGTGAAGATCGACACACCTCTTCGCAACACGATGGGCGATGAAGAATACATCAATCACATTATTAGTATTTTGAACGAACCACCACCACTTCCCGAATACAAAGGTCGTGGACGACGCCCAAAGCAACGCCCACCTTTGTGGGGCAAACTGGAGTTAATCCAACACAAGGTTCTAAATAAAAATGGTGTTGAATTTTTTGAATTAATTATGTATACCAACCAACACAAAAACAAAAAGTTCATCAACTTTGGCAGTATCCAACAGGGTGGAGTACGCCCCGATGGAAGGAAGAATAGGAAAAAGAAAAATGAAGTATAAAATTTATGCGACGGAGACTTGTCCTTATTGTCACATGGCAAAAGAACTTTTGGATAATGAAAAAATTGAATATGAATACTTGACATTAGAAGCAAGTTCGCCTATAATGGAAGAGATTAAAACGTGGACCGGACAAATGACCGTGCCACTTATTTTTGAAGTTGTTAATAACCGAGAGACGTTTATTGGCGGCTACACAGAGTTAAACAAAATTATTAATGGAGAGTAAAATGAGTGACCAAACCAGCAAAGCGCAACACATTGCAGAGTACATTCAGTCAATCGCTGCTATTGAAGAGTGCATGGAGCCTTATCGTGAGCAGCGAAAAGAACTTCGCCGCAACTATGTTGAAAACAAATGGCTTGACAAGGATGAAATTTCTTTGGCGATGAAGGCATTCCGCATGTTGCAACACAACGTTGACTTTGATAATCTGTCCGAGATTTACGAGAATCTTTCCTACACCATCTCGGGCGGTAATCCACACGATCTAGGGGGGGAGTAAAATGTTTATTCCCCTCAATCGTCACATTCTCGTAAAGCGTGCAGAAGAAGAATCAAAGGAAAAAAACAGTTCTTTTGTTCTTCCTGATGATTATGAGAAACCAAAAGATCCTTACGAGGTAGTAACAGTGCTTGCTCACTCAGACGATTGTAAACTTGATCTGGCACCGTATGACGCGATTGTTGTTGATCGAAGTATGATTAATGGTATCAAGGTTAATGGGCAAGAGTACGACCTTGTTTTGGAGAACTATGTTTACGGCATTATGCACGAAATTCATCATGTGGAAGATCATTAAATGGAATTAATCTCAACGCGCTTAGTTAAACAAAACGATGTTGGTTACCATGGCAACCTCTTTGGGGGAATCATGTTGGCTTGGCTGGATGAGTCTGCGGCTTCATTCGCTTGTCAAGTGGCGGACACTCCAAGAATGGTTACCAAAAAGATCGACGAAGTTATTTTTCACTGTCCGGTCAGACCGGGGCAACTGATTAGAATCTATGGAGAGGTTTGCAAAATTGGAACCACAAGCTTAGATTTAAAACTAGAAGCCCGTAGGCACTCGGTTTACAATGGGACACAAAAGGTTGCCTGCTCAACCATTATGAAGTTTGTTCGTATTGATGGTGATGGAGATCCAATTCCCATTTCAGACAGAGTTAGACTGAAGTACGGATACAAGCCAATGGAGGCACAAAGATATGTTACTAAAGATGAAGATTCCTCTGTATAAAGATGGCATTGGTTTTGTTGAGTTGGTAGACGCTGTAGGGTCAGACCTTTCTGTCGTCAACTCTGCTAGAGTTTCTTTTGGGAAACACAAAACAAAGCTCGACAACAAAGATAAAAAGCTTATCAAGTATCTTATTAAGCACAAACATACTTCAACTCTGGAACATTGTTTTGTAACCTTCCGTGTAAAGGTACCGCTGTTTGTTCGCTCTCAGCACCACAGGCATCGTACTTGGTCTTACAATGAGATCAGCAGACGATACACAGACTTTGATATTCAGTTCTACGAGCCAGAAGCTTTCAGGACTCAACACAAGTCTAATCGTCAAGCAAGCAATGCTGACGACTTGGTTGATCCAGTTATTGAAAGCTGGCAGTATGAAGCTTCTGATTGTATTAGGATGCACCACGAAGCCAGCCTAAAGTTCTTTAACGAACTTATTGAAGCAGGTGTCTGCCGTGAACAAGCCCGTGGTGTCTTGCCACAGAATATGTACACGGAATACTATGCGAGTTGCAATCTAAACAACCTGCTGAAGTTTATTGACCTTCGCACACACGAAGGCGCACAAAAAGAAATCCAAGACATGGCTCTTGGAATGTTGGAGATTGCAACGAAACTATACCCAGAAACTGTAGGAGCTTATCGTGAAATCAGGGGGCACTAAATGGTCATTACTGGAAAAATTCTATGCGCTGCTATCGTGGCTAACTCAGCATTCTTTGGTGTTTCTAGCGCGGATCGTGCTTGTCGCTTTAGCCATAGTATTGTAAAGGAAGCAAAGAAAAATAAACTTGACCCAGTGATGTTAGCCGCAATGCTACACGTTGAGTCTAACTGGAAGCCGCACGTTGTATCATACGCAGGAGCGTGCGGCATCGCACAAGTAATGCCACAGTGGAGTAAATACACTTGCAAGCAACTGAAAGATCCAAAGATTGGATTACCAGAGGGCACAAGGAAACTGCACTACTGGGTTTACAAATACGCCAAGGGAAACCTCTTGGTCGGTCTTTGTGGATACAACGCAGGCTTTCGCTGCAAAGGAAAGAAACCAAACACTCGTGGGATTCAATACGCAAAGAAAGTTTTAAAAATAACAAAGAAGATTAAAAGAAAAATCAAATGAAGAAATTAAAGAACCACATCTTCACTCATGCTGAGAACATTGTCATCGGTGGGGATGTGGCTTCTTTATTGTTTGCTTTCAGTAATGACTATTACATTACGTTTACAGAACCACAACGCCCATTCTTCTTTGATAAGTTTTCCACAGGAGAACCCAAAGAAAAGATCTGGGACTTTCTTTTTCTGCAAATGATGTATCGTGGTAAGATTCTGGGTGTTTATCCTAACCAATCGATACGCAGAGAAGAAGACGTAATAAAAATTATTACGAATGAGAACTCTTTATTGAAGTATAAATTCAAAAATGTTTTTTGTCTCGACCCAACAATGCTATCAGGATTGTCTGCAACAGAAACAAAAGATAGATTACACAGAGTGGTTCACGAAGTAAAACTTTCTTCATCGCCACACAACTTGGAGTATCATTACAACGGAGACGAGTTTATCAAGGAAATGTTCTTCAAAACCCTTTTGGGCACTCAGAAGCGCATTTTTTGCTGCTCAGAACTCCGTGAGAGCGCACTAAACGATTTCAAGTATGGAGAGGTAACCCTTAGATACAAACTTAAATCGCTGTTAGAAGGGCTGGGTTTGCGCGGTCCCGGCAATGGTAAAGACAAATTCTTGCCATTGAAGTTGACACCTGTAACAAGAACTGTTGTTCCAATGGAACATCATTTGCATGAGGACGAAAGAATAAAGTTTATAGAGTATGACGAGGATAAGTTATGGAATTCCCAAATCAGTTCACACATAAAAAAATGGTCGGAATCATCCCGTTGGATGGATTTAGGAACGACTGGAACTTGCCGTATGCTCCTTTCTTCAGTCAAATAGGTGAAGGCATTACACTAATAGACAACGCAGTTTTGCAATGTGCTTTTGCTGGTTGCCGACAGATTTTTATTTTATGCAAAGAACAGGATGTAAAACTTCTAAAGAAAACTTTTGGAGAATGGGTAGAAGATCCCAACTGGTGGTGGAGAGAAGTAACAAAAACTCCTGAGTCGTTTAGAGTGCAGATTCCAATTTATTACATCAGGATGTCGGAGAAAGATAAAAGACAAAGAGGTTCAGCAGCGTGGGCAATTATTTCTGCTGCAAAGACAGCAAACCGTCTGGCTAGTTTTGCCAGCAAGTGGACAGCAGCCACAAGATTCTTTGTTACGTTTCCGTGGACAGGAGTTCCCTTCTGGGACTTCAAAGAACACAGAGCGGTCACAGGAAGGAACAAAAAATTCTTTTTCAGTTACGAAGGCAAGTCCGCTTGGGAGGGTGAATACCTTCCGTTTTCTTTTGAGCAAGAAGATCTGAGAAAACTAAAAAGTAATTTTATGAAAAAGAATACTTTGAACAACAGAGCGATAGCAGATTACGATCCAAATACAAGTTCATGGTTTGAACGGTTACCATTAGAACAACAACGTTCAGGAAGGTTTTTTACGATTGAACAACTTCTTGAGCCAATTAATAAAAATAAATATGTTGACTTGGAGATGAAAAGATATTACAATGTATTTACTTGGCACGGATTGCGTCAGGCAATCTCAAATCTAGACGATTTGCGAAGACCCAAAAGCAGATACATAAAAACTGGTAAAGAAAGTAGAATTTTACAAAGAATAGGAGTACAAGAAAGTGAGTAGCCACGAACAACAATACGGCGAGATCCCTTGGCGCGTGAGAGAAGACGCCGGATTCGCACCAAATTATTACGAATTAAGTTACGAACAGCGAGTATTAGTTGATCTTTTACTTGACAAATCTGTTGAAATGAGCGATACTATTACTAAGTTGGAAGAAGAAGTAGAGATTGCTGATAAACTTATCGACAAACTTGAAGGAAAGATCTTCGACCTTGAGAAACAACTAGAAAAGAAATCTGATTAGGAGGGTGGTTTGACACAGCGTACAGTATCGAGCATTCCATTTGTTGGGCTGCATAGTCACAGTGTTTACAGCATTTTTGATGGAATGGGCTATCCGTCCGAGCATATTGATTTTGCTTGGGAGAACGGGTGTGACGCACTTGCCCTAACAGATCACGGCAACATGTCAGGTCTACCGCATCAGGTTTTGCACGCCAAGAAGATGAACGAGGAGGGCAAGAAGTTCAAACCCATCTTTGGCATCGAGGCTTACTTCATCGATGACTTGGAAAAGTGGAAGGTTGAGAAGGAAGAGCATCTGGCGAACCAAAAAAAGAAAAAGAAGAAGGAAGCCAACGGTCCCGTTATTGAGGATGAGTCTGCATCTAAACGCTCTGCCAAGCACATCCTTAACCGACGAGCGCACCTTGTTCTCCTTGCTCAGAACCAAACAGGTCTAAACAATCTTTTTAGTCTCGTGTCAAAGTCATACGAGGGTGAGAACTTTTATCGTTTTCCTCGCGTTGATTACAAGATGTTGCGTGAGCATAGCGAGGGAATTATTGTTTCCTCTGCTTGTCTCGGTGGTCCTTTGTCCAAGTGCTTTTGGAACAATCGCGAAGAAAGCCCAGAGGCTGTTCACAATGCAATGGTCAAGACTATCAACGAGTTCAAGGATATCTTTGGAGATAAGTTCTATTGTGAACTTCAGTGGAATCGTATTCCCGAGCAGCATCAAGTAAATCAGCACATCATCAAGGCTGCGGCTGAGACTAACACCGAGTTGGTTTCTACTGCTGATGCCCACTATCCTCGTCCAGAGATGTTCAAGGATCGTGAACTCTACAAGCAACTTGGTTGGCTGGGTAAAGCCAAGCCGGATTACGCAGAGTCTACACTGCCTGAGAAGCGTGAAGACTTGATGTATGAACTCTATCCCAAGAATGGCGATCAGATGTGGCAGGCTTACAAGTCTTCGTCTGAAGAGTTGGGCATTGAATACGACGATGATTTGGTGCGTAAGTCTTTGGAGAACACATACCACATTGCCCACGAGCGCATTGAGTCGTTCTATCCAGACACAACAGTCCGTTTGCCAGACTTCGTTGTTCCCGAGGGAAGCACAGCGACTGATGAGTTGACTCGTCTTTGTATCGCAGGGCTGACCGATCTTGGTTTGTCGAAGAAGAAAGATTATGTCGAGAGGCTGAAGGAAGAAATTAAAGTTATTGATGACCGAGGTTTTTGTAAATACTTTTTGACAATGAAGGCGGTGAGTGATGAGGCTACCAAAACTCAACTGGTTGGCGCTGGGCGCGGCAGTGCTGCTGGCTCTCTTGTTGCGTATGTACTTGGCATCACAGGGATTGATCCAATAAAGTATGGTCTTCTGTTTAGTCGATTCCTACGCAAAGACGCAACGGATTATCCTGACATTGATTACGATGTTGCAGACCCAATGGCTTTGAAAGAGGAGTTGATGGAGAAGTGGGGCAAGGATACGGTTGTTCCTATCTCCAACTACAATACTTTGCAGTTGCGTTCTCTTATCAAGGATATCGCCAAGTTCTATGGTATTGACTTTTCAGAGGTCAACCGTGTTACAAGCGTTATGGTTTTGGAGGCTACACCTCTTGCTAAGGCACGTCACGGTATTACTGCGGGTGTTTACAACCCAACGTTTGAAGAATTGATGGAGTTCTCTGATTCGCTCAAGAAGTTTCTCAGGAAGTATCCACACGTTGAGACTCACGTCAAGACGTTGACAGGACAGTTGCGCTCTATCTCACGCCACGCAGGTGGTGTCGTGATTGCCGACAATCTGGATAGGCACATGCCACTAATCAACAGTGGTGGTGTTATTCAGACGCCTTGGTCTGAAGGGATGAACGTTCGTCACCTTGAGCCGCTTGGGTTTATTAAGTTTGATATTCTTGGCTTGGCTTCGTTGCGAATGCTTGAGGGCGCAATCCGTCATATTTTGGTTCGCCATCACGGGATTGAAGATCCAACGTTTGAGCAGATCAAAGAATGGTATGACGACAACCTTCATCCCGAGAAGATGAACTTGGACGACCAAGCAGTCTACGAGAATATCTTTCATAAGGGTCGCTGGGCTGGTGTGTTCCAGTTTACTGAGAAGGGCGCACAAGGCTTCTGTCAGCGTGCAAAGCCACGCTCTATCATTGACATCTCTGCGATTACTTCGATTTATCGTCCCGGTCCTCTCTCAGCCAATGTGCATAATAGTTATGTAAAGGCTAAGAAGAATCCACAGGACATCAAGTATCTGCACCCCTTGGTCAAAGAAGTTACCAAAGAGACTTATGGTTACTTGATTTTCCAAGAGCAGATTGCTTTGTTGGCTCACAAGTTGGGTAAAGATCTTACGCTTGACGAAGGTAATATGCTTCGCAAACTCTTGACGAAGAAAGGAACAACAGGAAAGACTTATGAAAAGAAACAAAAGATTCGTAAAAAGTTTATTGACGGCTGCGTCGAAAAAGGAATTAAAGAACAAGCTGCACAAAAGCTTTGGCAAACATTTGAGTATTTCTCAGGGTATGGTTTTAATAAGTCCCACGCTGTTAGCTACAGCATTCTTAGCTATCAGTGCGCCTATCTTCTTAATTACTTCCCTGTCGAATGGGCTGCGGCATTCCTCGATAAAGAGCCAGAAGGACGAAAAGAGCGGGCTATCAACATTGTGCGTAGCATTGGACTTGGAGTAGAGTATCCAGACATCAATCGTTCTGGCGAAGTCTGGGAGATTGCAGAGGATGGCAAGTCTTTGATTCAACCTTTGACTTCTATCAAAGGTCTCGGTGATAAAGCTGTTGAGCAGATTATGGCTCACAGACCTTTCAATACAATTGAAGAGTTTTTGTTCAACGAAGATATTGTTTATTCCAAGTTGAACAAGAAGGGCATCGATGTCCTTTGCCGTACACAGGCTTTGAACTCTCTAATGGATGACCGCTTCTCAGGTCTCAAACACTTCTGGTCTGCTGTTGCAGTTGAACGTCCAAAGAACAAAAAGAAGTTCTTGGAGAACATCGAGTTGTATGAACCTGAAGGAGACTTCACTAAGGAAGAAAAGATTGCTTACCTTGTTGACTTGGCTGGTATTTTTCCATTCCACTTGGTTATGTCCCAGCGCGTAGAGTCTCAATTGAATGAATACTGCATCCCGCCATTAGGCGAGTTTGATCCAGACTTGGGCGCTGCTTGGTTTATTCCTCGTGAAGTTCTTAAGAAGAAGACCAGAAAGGGCAAAGACTTTTACATTGTGCGAGCGATCGACAACACTTCTAAAACATCTGTTATCAAGGTTTGGGGAGTTGATCCACGCTTGGACATTATCTACACAAATCGTCCTTATATGGCAAAGCTCAGTTATTCAGAACAATGGGGCTTTTCAACACGCTCTATGCGTTATGGGTGGAAACTAATCGGATGAGTTTAAAAAGACAAATAAAAAGAAAGAAAGAAAAAAAGGCTAAAAAGAAATTAGCCAAGGAAGTTAAAAGGCAAGTAAATTTGTTTAGGCTTTTGCCAGATGCCTGCACAGTCTGTAATGTTCCGTTTAATAAAAAGAACAGGGAACATTACATGACTTGGCGTGTTGCAGTAAACGAGGATAAGCAGATGGTGGTTTTAGTTTGCCCCACCTGTCAGGAAAAAAAGGATGATTGAATCAACAACTTCACACCAAGTGTTGGAAATCATGGAAAGTGAAAAGCCATTTATGGTGTTTTTCAAAAGTGAATTCTGCGATTATTGCGTGATGTTAAACACAGTTTTAAATGTTTTAGATAGTAAATATTCAGATTATCTGGATTTCTATACCTTAGATGTTAACGACGAAAAAGCCGCAGCGGACGTATTTGAGGATTATGTCGAGGGCGTACCGAGTGTTATTTTATTTCACGCAAAGCAATTTGTAGTGGTGCCAGAGCCTGACGAACCAGATCCGATTATGTGGTACACACTAAGTTATTTAGAAAATTTTATAAATCAATTTTTCAGGAGCGATGATGAGACAGGGACTAACGTATGATGACGTTTTGTTAGAACCACAATACAGTGATATCCAATCCAGAAAAGAAGTAAGTTTAGAAACTGATCTTGGCAAAGGAGTCAGGCTTCGCATACCGATTATTGCTTCGCCAATGGATACAGTCAGCGAAGGCAACATGGCTTGGGGTATGGGAATGGCTGGCGGCACAGCCATTATTCACAGATACAATTCTATAATTGAGCAGGCATCTATGTTTGACTCAATCCCCTGTGACTTAATTGCAGGCGGAGCCGTTGGAGTGGGCGACGACATGCTGAACCGCGCCGCCGCACTTATTATGCGCGGAGCAAAAATCATTTGTATTGATGTTGCCCACGGTCATCACGTTCTTGTTAAAAACGCTTTGGTGGAATTGAGAAAACGCTTTGGCGAAGACATCCATATTATGGCAGGAAACGTAGCAACCTTGGAGGGTTTCAATGATTTGGCTGATTGGGGCGCTGATAGTATTAGATGTAATATTGGAGGTGGCAGTATTTGTACTACAAGAATACAAACGGGACACGGTGTTCCGGGGCTTGAAACGATACTCCAATGCGCCAAATCAGACCGAGGCGCAAAAATCATTGCTGATGGCGGCATTAAAAACTCGGGTGATATTGTTAAGGCTTTTGCTGCTGGGGCTGATGCTGTTATGTTGGGATCACTCCTTGCGGGAACAGATTTAGCCCCCGGTGAATGTTTCAAGGATACCAACGGTGAACACAGGAAAGTTTATCGCGGCATGGCGTCAGCCGAAGCCCAGAAGGATTGGCGCGGCAGAGTTTCGTCATTAGAGGGCATTTCTTCTTCTATTCCGTACAGAGGCGCACTACCTGACGTTCTTGCCGATCTAGAGCGCGGTATTCGCTCTGGATTGTCTTACTCTGGAGCAAGAAGTATCAAGGAACTCCAAGGAAAAGCCAAGTGGATTAGACAGACACACGCATCGATTGTGGAGTCTTCTGCTCACATCACTAGGAGAAAGTAATGCCAAAAATAGACAAAGAAAGACAAAGCCGTTTAGTGTTTGTTGTGGAGAAAGAAATACATCAACAGTTCCGCGCTTGCTGCGCGGAGGATGGTCTTTCTCAGGCTAAGTTTATTAATGGCATTGTAAAAGCATACGTCGAGAAAAACAGAAACATTATTAAAGTAGTAGAAAAAATGAAGGGTACATCGAAGCCCGACACAAAACAAAGATTAAAAAATTTAGAGAACGAGACAATAAAAGATTTTTATGATTTTGACGAGGATGAGATCGAAAACATCTTTGACAAGATCGAGGAGGCTAACCCAGATTTATGAAAAAATGTCTTGACAAAATAGGTGAGATCTGTCAAAATAAAGAATGTCGCCAGTGGATAGATTACTCAGAGGATAACAACTGCGTGCTTGTAGCGGTAGAAAAGAATGGGCGAATGACTCTGAGGGAGTGCGCCAAAAGACTTGGTGTATCTTATGTTAGAGTCAAGCAGATAGAGGACAAGGCTTTGAAAAAGCTTGAGAAAAAACTCCGTTCTGCATAATTATGTTATTGGGGGTTTTACTATGAAATACAATGTGCAATACAAAATTGAAACTGATAAAGAGTCAAAGCAGATTGAGGTTTCGGTAGAGAATTATGAAGAGTTAGTTAACTGGCTAAATCTATTTCAAAAACTTCAAAAGGCAAATGACGTTGAGTTTTCCCTTGTTGAAGAGGATTTAGATGATTAACAAACTATTTATTTTGATTCTTTTCAAAAGGAGAGTAATATTATGAAAAAGAACAATATGAAAGTCCTCTTAGAGTCTTGGGGCAACTACATTGCAGATGCTGGTGAGACAAAAGAGGTATTGGAAGAAGGCGTTACAGAAGTCGCTGAGACCGAAGAAGTCTTAGAGGAGACTGTGGAACTTCAAGAAAAGCGCGGCAAGAGAATGGAAGAGCGCGGCGGCAAAGGCGGTGGAGCCAGAGGCACCATGGAAGAAAAGCGCGGCGACGACAAGAAGATGGAAGAAGCCGCTCACGAAGAAAAGCGTGGGATGGAAGAAGCCGCTCATGAAGAAAAGCGTGGTGACAAGATGGAAGAGGGTGCCCATGAAGAAATGGAAGAAGCACACTGCTCCGAAGGTATGCACGATGATAAAGAAAAGCGTGGCATGGAAGAAGCAGCCCACGAAGATAAAATGGAAGAAATGGCTCACGAGAAAATGGAAGAAGGCGAGCACGAAGGTGCTGACGATTCAATGGAAGACAAGGTTGAAGCCTTGGTTGACGCAATTGCTGCTGCAATCGAAGACGAGACCGGCGTAGCCGTTGAAGTTGAAAGCGATGCTGAAGACATGGAAGACGCTGCCAAAGATATGGACGACGCTGCTGACGATATGGAAGCCGCCGAGGAAATGGAAGACAAGGCAGACGACGACATGATGGAAGCCATGATGGAAGAAATCGTCAATGAAGTAACCGAAAGAGTTACAAAGCGTTTGGTTAAAGAAAGCCTCAAGCGTAAGCTTGCTGCTAACCTAGCTAAATAAAAAATGAAAGAAATATTTACTCTCAAGCGAAAGAGTTTAGAGAGTCACATCAAAGAAGAGTTTCCTGATTACGAATTATTAGACAAGAAAAGCTCTACTCTTATGAAGTGGCTCTCTAAACTATTGTTTTTCAACAAAACATTTATGTCCAGCTACATTACAGTTATCGGAAATAAAGTTTATGTTCCTCAACTTCCTTGGAACGAAAACAAACCCTTGAGTGCCTGTTCGGTTTTAGCACACGAATGGGTTCACATGAAAGACGGAAAGAAGTATGGCATTTGGTTTAAACTACTCTACTTGTTTCCACAGGTGCTAACACCGCTGGCTTTGCTAGGTTTTTGGAATCCGTGGTTCTTTTTGTTCGCATTGTGTTTATTACCTATACCAGCACCGTTCCGTGCTTGGTTTGAATTCAGAGCATATGTTGTAACAATTGCAGTGCGCTGGTGGTTGGCACAAGCCCCAACAAGTGAAGATTGGCTAATAAAACAATTTACTACACCATCTTATTATTGGATGTTTCCAGCAAAACAATTTCTGTTGAAACAATTCAGAAAAGAAACCGAAAGAATCAAAAGAGATGATTTAAAAGATTACGAACTTGAAATCAAAAAAGCTCTCAAAGTAGTATAAAAATGGAAAACAAAAGTTTAATTAAATTTCTCCACGAAACCGGCGCTGTGGAAAAGGTCGGCAATGTGTATGAGGCTGAAAAGGCATTTATGATCAAAAGGGTTATGAATGTTCTAAGAGACAATAAATCCCTTTCTCAGAGGGAACAAATAAAGATCTTGACTTTGGTCAACAAATATGTTAATAATGAGTTATCAATCTTTTTCCAAGGCGACAGCCTAATGGTGGAGTTTACAGATGAGAAAGAAGAAAACGAAGATGACGTTCTGGCAGGTTCCGTTTGACGGAGAGCAGTTAGAATTCCGCGTGCAAGCAGACAACCTCACTCCGAGTTCAATGAGAAAAGTTAAACGGCTCTTAAAGGGTTGGGAAGTGGTTGCTCATGGTTGGGACAAGAAGTATGAACTTTTAGTTTTCAACAAGATGTTTGATGACCGAGACGAAGCCCGAAAGTTTGTAGATGATTTTCCAGAAGACCTGATTGTAAAAGGTTACAATGGTAAAGACATTGCTCACTTTTAGCACTATTTAGTTTATGCAATACAGAGAAATACTTTCCCGCTTCAAAAACTTTCTGAATGAAGAAGTGAAATATGATGAGTTTACTGGCGACAGTTACATTATCGACATTGACAACCTTAGTGTTGTTGCCTCTAAACATGCCGAAGAGCGCTCCCGTAGACACGTTGGTCAGCGCGGTCGCGGGGGCGCAAGAGCAGGAAAGATTAGCAGAGAGACTGTCAAGAAAGCACTTGACCGTGCATTGCCACAGATTCTTGATGACTTTGCTAACGGCGAATTAGCCAATAAAGAAGCCTTCCACGTCAGAGCAAAACAAGGAAACCAACCAGCATTGAATGTGATTGGTTCACTTGATATGCGTAAAGGTCCAGACAAGATGGTACTAATTACCATGATGCGTAAAGATGACTTTCGCACCGACGCCTTTGGAGGCGGTCAGCAAAAGAAGTATGAGGTGAGTATTTAATGCGAGCAAGAAAACTTATTATTGAAACGCTTTTGAAAGAAGCAGTTGAAGAAGACCAGATTGCAGCCGCAGCATTAGAAGATGTATTCGACCAACTTGAAAAAGATATTAGGTCCAATAAAGATAAACTCGTTCCCCAACAACAAAACGAAGCAGTAGCAGTAGCCTTGATGGGTGGCGCACTTGCAGCCCCTGTTATGATCAAACTAGTCGGCAAAGCCGTAAGGTCTCTGCAAAACTTATTAGCCAAAAGAAAAGGCGAAGAACCAGTTGATACAAATGCCATTATCGGTATGGGCAAAAAACTTCATGACCTTTATATTCAGGGTCTTGAGAAAAGTTTATTTTTTATAAAAGACGACAAGAAAAGAAAAAGACTTGCAGTGATTATTTTTCACGCAGTCATCGCAGGAATGCTAGTTGCTTCTGGCAAAGGGTTTTTCAAAGCCCTCGCAAAGCACCAGAGTCTAACAGCGTTTTTAGAAGCACTGCTGTCAGCAATTAAAACTGGCGAACTTGGTGTCTTCGCAGCAGAGAGTTTTGGCAGTCTCGCCACAGCACTTGGAACAGCGACTGAACTTTCAGATGCTGTTGAATTGGCAGACATGGCAGACGTAACAGAAATATCAACAATGGCAGGAGGCTCTGTTCAGGGGTACTCGTTACCACTTGGAAAAAAACCAGAGGATTACAAAATGGAAAACAAACTAAGAATTACCAAAGGACGCTTGCGCCAAATTCTAGCCGAAGAGGTAGCACGCCATCAAAAGCAAAAACTCAACGAGGCAAGAGAGGGTGACTTTGTTGAAGTCATTGGCGGTTCGCTTGCTGGTGCGAAAGGAAAGCTTATGGAGCCAGTTACAACAACCACTGGTAAGGCTGGGTTTGCGATAGCACTAACCAAAGACGCAGATAGAAAACTTTACGGTCAAGCTGGGGATGAAGTTGTTGTTCTAACAAGTGATATCAAACCGCTATCAGGTATGGCAGAGTACGGTGCCCTCGATGCAATGGCTGGTAATCCTCCATCAAAGATAGGTCAAGGCAACAAAGAATACATGGAACAGTACAACGACATTCTTGTATTTACTGGCAGAGAACCACTACCAATGAAGCAACCAGACCCAGCCTACCTTGATGCACTCAGACGTGGACAACTAGAGGAAATGGGTGTAGCAG